AAAAAAAAATAAAAATATGAAAACAGAATTAAAAAATTGGTATGATGTTGCAGATGACTTATATCGTTACATGAACCCGAATACTAAAATGGATACTCCAAATTCAGTTTATGAAACTGTTAATAAATGGAGATACGAATGGTTAGAAGATGATACTGATTTAGATTTATATAATTGGTGTATTAAAAACAAAAGTAAAAACAAATAAAATGGAAAAACAAACAGCAGTAGAATGGTTAACAAATCAACTATACAGGTATAGTTTTAACCAACCAATTGATTTAGGAGTATGGCAAGAATTAAGAGATTTAGCTGAAAAAGCAAAAGAAATTGAAAGTAACTTAATTGAACAATTAGAAACTAAAATTGAAGATTTAACAGCTATGAACTGGATAGCAGCGTCAAATAAATTGCCAATAGAAGAAGATAATGGGGAAAAAGTTTTAATTTTCAGAATTATGAATGGTAGTCAAGAAAGTTTGGCAATTTCTATTCATGATACTAACATGGTAAAACATTGTAATCCAAATGAAACATGGTGGATGGAACTTCCTAAACCACCTATATTTAAATAACAACTAAAAACAAATAACATGGAAAAAATAATAAAACTTACAGAATTAAGACAATTAAATAAAAAAGTATCTAAAGGAGAAATAAGTGCTTTACAAATGGTTGAAGAGATAAACGAAAAAGCATTTAAAGTATATGTTAAAAAATTGGAAAAATTATTTGAAGAACTAAAACATTATCAAGCAATAAATGAAAATAAACAAGCTTTTATTGAACAATTAGAAGTTAAAATAGAAGATTTAACTGCAGAAAACCAATCTTATGAAAGAGAATTAAATGAAAAACTTATAAATGAAAATCACGCATTTCACTTTTATAGAATGGGAAAATTTAGTGGAGAAGTATCATTTGATAGGCATTATAAAGAATACCTAAATGAAGTGAATAATGAAATCGATAAAAAGTAAAAAATGTAAGGAGTGCGGTGCAGACTTCACTCCTTATAAATCAACTCAAAGAGTGTGCAGCCCTAAATGTGCTTTAATCGGTGCTGAAAAGAAAACATGGCAAGAGAAAAAAAAGATACTTGTTGAGAATCTAAGAACACGTACAGAATGGCTTGGAATATTACAAGTAGTGTTTAACAAGTATATTAGAACAAGGGATGCAAAACAGCCATGTATTTCATGTGATAGACCATTAGGTGCTAAATTCGATGCTGGGCATTATTTTTCAGTTGGTAGTTATCCGAACCTACGATTTGATGAAAGCAACGTACATGGGCAGTGTGTATACTGCAATCAGCATCAGCATGGTAATCATATTGAATACGGAGTTAGGCTACCATTAAGAATAGGACAATACCACTACACTCGATTAATGAATAAAAGAGGTGATGCTTTAAAATTAACCTTAGATGAAATCAAAGAATTAATTAAACATTATAAGAAAAAAATTAAAGAATTTAAAAATTAATTTGTATATTTGCACTATCGGAGTAACGAACCGATTTAAAGAAATACTGTAACATTAAAACATTTAGCCTCTAAATGTGTGGTGTAAAGGGTTACAGCTTTACTGACTTCGTAAGTCAAACCGCACGTTTAGGGGCTTTTAAATTTATAAAAAATATGAAAACAAGATTAATTATCACAAACTTAAAAGATTTTTTTAAGCATGGTTTTGACAAACCTTTTAAAATTTTAGAACAAATTGAAAACCAAGTTCACAGAATTACTGAATCAGAAAACATTCATTTTGGAGACAAAACGAAAGTATTATTAGCTAATTATATTGACAAAGATAGTAGTTCTGTAGCTTATCAATCAATAATTTTTGAATTAGAATCTTATGAATTTAAAAATGATTGCCATTTATTTTATTATAAATTTAAATCTATATTATAATGAATAAAGAAACATTTTATTTTTCTCATGACTACAATAGTAGGAATGATGTTAAGATAAAAAAACTTTTATCAAAACATGGTTTGTTAGGTTATGGAATATTTTGGGCAATTATAGAAGAACTTTATAATAATACGAACGTATTACCATTGGATTACGATACTATTTCGTATGATTTAAGAATAGATAAAAGCGTATTAATATCTGTTATAAATGATTATGATTTATTTGTATTTGATGGTAATACATTTGGTAGTTTATCTGTTGAACGAAGATTAAAGGAAAGAGATGAAAGGAGCCATAAAGCAAGGCAATCAGTACTTAAACGATGGAATAAAGCAAAAGAAGATACGAACGTATTACCACCGAATAACGAACCTAATACTATAAAGGAAATAAAAGGAAATGAAATAAAAGGAAAGGATATACCTGACTTTAATTCTTTTTTATCTTATGCAATTGAAAAAAAACCAAACGTTGATACTGAAGCTTTAAAGTTTAAATATGAATCATGGATTGAAAATAATTGGAAAGATGGTTATGGAACTGAAATAATAAATTGGAAAAACAAATTATTAAATACATTGCCACATATTAAAGAAAAACAAATTAAGTATGATCCTACTAACCCAAGACAAATGATTTTATGACTTATTCAGATTACAATATAATTATTCCAAATGGAAAATATACTGGGCAAGTTTATACTACCTGCCCAAAATGTTCACATGAACGCAAAAAGAAAACTGATAAATGTTTAGGAGTTAATTTAGATAAACAAGTTTGGCATTGCAATCATTGTAATTGGAAGGGATGGCTACCTAAACAAATTGCAATTGATGAAAAAGTTTATGTAAAACCTGAATGGAAAAACAAAACTGATTTATCTGACAAAGCAATTAAATGGTTTGAGCAAAGAGGATTAGACCAAAAAACAATAACTGATTGGAAAATTAGTGAGGGTATAGAATGGATGCCACAAACTCAAAAAGATGAAAACACTATTCAGTTTAATTACTTTGATGAAAACAACGAACTTATAAACATCAAATATCGGGATGCAAGAAAGAATTTTAAACTGCATAAAGATGCTAAACTTATATTTTATGGTTTAAACCTATTTAAATTCGATTTAAACGCTTTTTTAGTAGAAGGTGAGATTGATGCCTTATCAATGTATAAAAGTGGTTATAAAAACGTTTTAAGCGTTCCAAATGGTGCAAATGTTTCAAATAACAATCTTCAGTATTTTGATTACATATCTGAAAGGTTTAATGAAACTCCAACAATTTATCTTTGTTTTGATAATGATAATGCTGGGAGACAATTAACTGAAGAGTTTGCAACTCGTTTAGGAAAAGAGAAGTGTAAGCTTGTTAATTTTAAAGATTGTAAAGATGCAAACGAATGTTTACAAAAGTTTGGAATACAAGGAATAATTGAAAGCATACAGGATGCAAAAGATTATCCATTGGAAGGTGTGTTTACCATTCAAGATATGGAAAACGAAATATTTGATTTGTATGAAAATGGTTTAGACAGAGGAGTTAATATTGGATTCGATAAATTTGATAGGCTGCTAACTTTTGTAAAAGGTTACATTACTACGATAACAGGAATACCAGGGCATGGAAAATCTGACTTTGTAGATGAAATGGTAATTCGTTTAATGTTAGGGCATGGATGGAAAACAGCATTTTTTTCACCTGAAAATAAACCTACAAAATTACATTTTAGTAAATTAGCAAGAAAGATAATCGGTAAAAGTTGGGATTCTCAATACCGAAATAGAATGAATGATTTGGAAGTTAAAATGGCAATGAAGTCAATGAATGAGAAAATTTGGTTTATTAAGCCTGAAAAAGATTTCACTTTGGAAAGTATTTTAGACCATATTAAAAATCTAAAAATAAGATACGGATTAGATGCTTTTGTAATTGATGCGTGGAATAAATTAGAACACAAATACAATCAATCAGAAACAAAGTACATAGGTGAAAGTTTAGAAAAATTATCAGTATTTTGTGAGCAGTATAATTTACATTGTTTTTTGGTAGCACATCCACGCAAAATAAATAAGGATAAACAAACAGGAAAATATGAAATACCTAACCTTTATGATATTGCAGGTAGTTCAAACTTTTATAATAAAACAGATAATGGAATATCAGTTTACCGAACTTTTGAAAATAAAACATTTGTTTACGTTCAAAAGGTTAAATTTTCACATTGGGGAACTATTGGGCAGTCAGAATATACTTATGATTTAAGTTCAGGAAGATATATTGAAGATGGCACATTTCATACTGCTGATAGCTGGGTAACTATTGAACAGGCAACAATGGAATCAAATGAAAACTTTTTAAATGACAAAGAACCTTTTTAAAATTAAATAAATATGAAAAACAAAAAAACAAAATTAGAAACATTATTATCATTTGTAGAAGGATGGGCAAATGAATATTATGGAGGGCATTATACTATATTTTCATTTACAAGTTGTTATAAATTTAGTTTTGGAACGATAAGTGAAAGAGAAGATATTATTGAGTTAGAACCATATGATAGTATTGAAGATGCAATAATAAACGCAATACAAAAGGAATTTAATAAATTAAATAATAAATGATGTTATGGATATAACGGTTTCGGTATAGGCGCAGAACAAATTATTAATTTAAAATATAAATAGGATGAAATACTTAAAAATTATGATTGATGTGAGATTATGGCACTTAATACCATATCATTTGAAAGAACGAAATGTTAGCGATAACCGAATAACAGAATTTGGTTGGCTATGTTTTAAGTTAATAGTAACGTGGCGGTAGTTTTGCGTCTATACAATGTTATGGCATCGTTTTAATGTGCTATAACGTTCCCACGATTGGCGAAGGTGGCTATTTCAACCACAAATGTTGATGCGAAGAACGAATGTTGAATATACCAGTAAA